GTTCAGCGATTCTCCGTTGCCTTCGCCACCCGATGCCGTTACTTCCAAGAAGTCACACAGTAAACTGGGTAATTGCAGGCTATAGAGAATTCGCCACTGGCTCCCGGTTCTACCGGGCTCCTTGACACTTCTCTTTCGTATTAGCCTCTGCGATGCAAAGCGAGACGACGCAGCAACCAAACTGTGCTCAGATTGAGTGACTAACCCCAAGCCAACCTCCAGTAGGGAATTTCAGTTTTGGCGAAATAACGGAACGCATCAGGACCGTGATCGCGGATTTTTAAAGGTTTTTCTTCGCCGCGTTGCGCTGCTTTAGAATCCCAAGCATACGTTTGCATTTCTTGGATCGTCTTTGGAACGGTCTGCCGGCAAAATCGCACCAAGCGCTGATTGAGTACCATCGAGGCGACTCGAATGCCTTCGTTAACGTCGTTGTCTGCATCGACGTGCCAAATGCCGCGCTTCATCATTTCGGCTTTGAACGATGAGGCGGATGGATCGATAATCACTTTGGCATCGTTTCGCGGCCCGATAAATTCAACGAGATCGTCTGCGTACTCGGCATCGGTTTTTTGTCGCATCTCCACCAGAGAATCCCAGTAGTACTCGCGCGCCACCCAAAATTGTTGACCATCGTCATAAATGTCCAGGAATACCATCGGATTCGTCGTACCGTAATCAACGGCAACGAACCGCTGTTGATAGCCGAAAGGAGATCGGAGTGATTTTGGCTCGTCTTTCAGGTCGTAGAGCAAGGCTTCGGACCAGGAGTCCTTGTAGATTGCACCTTCAGCGATGACCCATAGTCCCTGAATAAACCTTTGGTAAAAGAATCCCGAGTACAATCGCCTTTGCGTTTCGACAAATTCTGTCGTTAAATTCGGGTTGTCGGCCATTGTGAAATGATCCGACCATAAGATCTTCTTAGCTCTGAGCTCTGGGTTATCGAGGTATTCGGCCTTAAGCCAGTGATACGGGCTATCCGGGTTTGTCGTGGCATAGAGCCGGGCCCCTGCCGGCGACATTCGACTGAGCAGCATTTGAAAGAAACTCCGCGGCATGAGACTAATTTCATCGCAGATCGCGACGCCAACGGTTAGACCGCGAATATATCGCTCCGAACCCTCATCCTTCGCGCCGATGACAAGCCATTTGCTATTACATAGTGTGAGTTCGCCAGTGTTTCGGTTGTAACTATAGTTGCGCGTACCGACAATGTTGAAGAGGTCGGTTAAGACATTGTTGTAAATGCTCTGCTTTGAAACTCCGGTGATCACTCTGCGGCCCGCGACGTTGTAATGACAACAATAGAGCGCCTTCGGATGAAGGCACCAGGTTTTGCCACTACGGACCGCCCCTTCCAGGATGTTGATCGGCCAATCTTTCTCGGGCGGCCGCATAGCGAAGAATTCAGCTCGAGGTCCAAAATTAAATCTCAAGTTCGTTCACCTTTATATGACCCTGCATAGGGCATCGTGAAATTGAGCATGGGCTTGGTGCGCGTCGCATGCTGGTTAGTCTTCTTCAATGGGATTGATATCATCCGACTGAGTGGCGGGAATCTCCTCGGATCGACGCACGGCACTTTCATCTGCCGCGTGGGAGGCGTAGATGGCGCGAAACTGCTGGAGCAGTTCGGGAAGATTATTATCATGATCGTTTTCAAATGGCTTTAGAGAACTCAATACAATCGCTGTTGATTTAGGATCGCCGTTGATTGCCCGGCTGACGTGCTTTATTGCAATCGCTTCGAACATGGAAATGTTCAGAACCTTGTCTCCCATAGTGACCTTGACCTTTTTGCGGAGCTGCTTCGAAACAACGTCAGCGAATTTCGGAGATTGTTTGGGACGGCCCTTCGCATTCCCGGATTGGCCCGGTTTGAACTGCGAGTGGCGTGGCGGTTTCTTGTAACCGACAGGAGAATCCGGCCTGTTATTTTTATCCATGGTGGGCCTCCAAATTCTCGTTAGAAAGATCGTTAAAGCGTTTTCCGCTGACCGTATCGACGGCATGGTCGCCTGTGTAGCGCTGCCAACGCTTGATCGCCGTGTCAACATAGATTGGATCGAGTTCGATACCGAAGCAGGAGCGCCCTGTGCGCTCGGCCGCCATCAAACTGGATCCCGAGCCTAAAAATGCGTCGAGCACTAAGTCCCCGCGGGATGAGCAATCGAGCAATGCGTCTGCGATCAATGTGATCGGCTTCACGGTTGGGTGCAGAGCCAGAAGATTGCCTTCATTGCCGGTCTTAGAGAGCGTATTGATGCTGGGATATGTCCAAACGTTAGTGCGGTTGCGGCCGTAACGGCCAAGTTGGATGTTGTTCCGGTGCTTTTCTTTGCCGTTTCTGAAAACAAAAATCAGTTCGTGGCGCGAGCGATATAGAGAACCCATACCGCCATTGTTTTTTACCCAGACACATAAATTGAGAAAAGTTTCATAGACCTGTTTGCCGGCGGCGATTAACTGGTCCGCGTGTCGCCAATCCATGCAGATAAAATGGACCGAGCCACTCGTGCTGTACCGTGCCAAGAGCTTAAGACTTGAGGTAAGGAAGGAGACGAACTCGAATTCGGACATCTCGCCCGATGCCATCTGAAATTCTCGATGCCGGATGGAACCGTTGCCGCTGACATGACCGTCGATAGGCACGTTGTACGGCGGATCAATAAACACGACGCCTGCGCGCTTCGTGCCCAGTAGTCTTGAATAAGAACTTTGTTCGAGTGAGCTTGCGCAGAGGATGCGATGTCGACCTAATTGCCAGAGGCTTCCCGGCTGGGCGGTAGCTTCGGGGGTGTCGGACACCTCAAAGGAATCATGCGGATCTGACTTATCGCTCGGCGCGGAAAGAATCAGATCGATTTCAGGAATCTCGAAGCCGGTGATTGTCGCATCGAAGTCAGCGTCAATCGTTAGATGTTGCAGTTCAATGGCGAGGATCGATGGATCCCAACCAGCCTTTTCTGCCAATCGATTATCGGCAAGCGCATAAGCACGAAGCTGATCAGGAGATAGATTCTCCAATAGGACTGTTGGCACCTGAGCTATGCGGAGCACCTTCGCCGCTTCCAGTCGGCCGTGACCGGCGATAACCATGTTGTCTTTGTCGACCAAGATAGCGTTGGTAAAACCGAACTGCTTTATGCTGTTTGTGATCTGGCGAACTTGGTGCTTGGAGTGAGTGCGGGCATTGGCGGGATTGCTCTTGAGGTTGCTAACTGGTTGATAAGATATCGATAACTCCGAGGTACAGGGTTTCACAAAGCTCCTTTAAAAAATCGTGTCGGCTGCAGCGCTGCTAGCGCTGCGGCGTACAACAATTCGGGTTCCGGTGGTTCACATGTTGCCAACGTCTGCAAAAAATATCGGTACCCTTTGCTTGCTCAACATCAAGATGCCGCAGTTGATCGGCGCCGCGCAATCCTTCGCCCGTGTTTTGCGGCGAGCTGGACAAAAAAACGCCGCTGGCATCCGCGCTCAAAGCGGGTTTGAGAGGAGCGCAGAAAGTTGTCCGCATTCAGCCGAGGACGAGGGGGGCGGCTTTATAAGTTAGAAATTCTTTTCGTCGGTGATGTCGTCGTCGGGAACGAAGGAGCGCAGGGAACTAGCGGCGGGTCACCGGATCCGGGGGGAGCCGATTTCGCGTTTAGGCGAAAACGCCGAAGCTGAACTCTGATGACTGAATAGATTGGGCTCTGGCCTTCTTGTGGCGTGCTCGATAGAGACTTCTACGGACAAGATGGCTAAAACGCTTGTCTTTGGCTGCTTGGAAGAAGGTCGTGATCGGTGCCCGAGAAAATTTCTGATTGTGCTCGGCAATGACAGCCCACTCTTTCGGTTGAAGGTTTGTCTTTAGCAGGAAATGATTCTTATCTAATTCCGTTGCAATTTCTAAAAGGCTCTCCTTCGAAACTTTTCCATCTTTCCAGTGTTGAACCATCAACGTTCCGGCCAATTCGTCAAAAGGGTCAGGTAGAACGTGATTGAAATTGACGATAGCCATGTTCAGACCGTTGTCCGACATCCACCAAAACATATCAGGATAATTCCTCGCAATTTGGTCCAGTACCCGGCCGAGACTGGCAAAGTAAGTTGCACCGCGGGGAGTAATGGGAGCCGCTAGTGCCTCGGATAACGATTCAATACTGAAGGGTATGCTGGCAGTTCGCGCGATGATTTCAATAGAATCCCGATGGGAGTGAGCTCCCGGAATTGAACAGGACACGAGGCTGCTAGCTAGATGTAGTGTTTTCTGAAGATCTGAGCATTTTTCTGGGTAAATTCGAGACCACATCTGCAAAGCGTGACGCCAAGCGGCGGGAATTCTTTTCTTCTTGGACTTCATGAACAACTCCTAAAAAGGCTCGCTAATTTGTTGTTTACGGAGATTTATCGGCTTATTTCCGGCCCACAAGACGACTGGGGGAGAAAATGCTGAATGCTTATAACACGAGCGTATTGCGTTCGACAATGTTTTGGTAAGCCCGAGTTATGCGCTAGGCCGAAATGGTTACAGAAGAACCCACCGCACTGAACACCTGAGGTTTTTAGGTTCCCTTTCGAGATTGTTTTGGCGGCCGGTGTTTCGAGCGATGTGGGGTCCAACCGCTGTCGGCGAAGCACAAGCGCTGCAAATGGGAAAAGGGGCGAGCATACTGGAGTGCGCCTCGTCCATTACACTCATCAGAGGCGGCGGCAACGCTTCCCCGAATTGTCAGACCAGCCGAAACACTGAGTGCTGTGGACGTCATTGTGACGCGCAAGTCAACTGAATAATTCCTCTTTTCGCTCCTATTCGACTTGATCTTCCTCCCGAACCGAGCGGGAATGGTGTTGACCCCATGGGAGGGGTGGCAATGCCGCTGTCTCAAAGCACAAATCGTTTGGAAGTTTTGGCTCATTTTTCTAAGTCCGAGATATTAGGTCTTTGGCGGGAGCTCTTCAAGAGCGAGCCGACGGTCGAAATGCGTAAGGACCTGATGTTGCGGGTGGTTGCTCAGCGAATGCAGGAACAGCAATTTGGCGAGCTCAGTACCGTCTGCTGTCGCCGTCTGCGGCAGCTCGCGGCCACGGTTGAAGCAGATCCCACGGCTGTAATTTCAGCTAGAGTGCCAATCAAGTCGGGCACTCGCATGGTTCGCCAGTGGAAAGACCAGGTGCACGTCGTGAACGTGACAGGGAAGGAGTTCGAATATCGAGGGGATCGGTACGAGAACCTTTCTGTGATTGCCCGGCTAATCACGGGAACTCGTTGGTCCGGTCCACTCTTCTTCGGTTTGAAAACAAAACAACCCACTTCCACGGAGGCCCAATGAGCGCCGAGCCAAAGAATGTCGTCCGATGCGCGATCTACACGCGCAAGTCTTCCGAAGAAGGCCTTGAGCAGTCCTTCAATTCTCTAGACGCTCAGCGGGAAGCTTGCCATGCATTCGTGGCCAGCCAACGGGAAGAAGGCTGGCGGGCGATCCCGACCCGCTATGACGATGGCGGGTTTTCAGGAGGGAACCTAACACGCCCGGCATTGAGGCGTCTGCTGGCGGACGTGGAGGCCAAGAAGGTCGACACTATCGTTGTCTATAAAGTTGACCGCTTAACGAGGAGCCTGGCCGATTTTGCCAAGATCGTGGAAGTCCTGGACGCGAGAGGCGTCTCCTTCGTATCGGTGACCCAGCAGTTCAATACGACCAGCTCGATGGGAAGGCTCACCTTGAATGTGTTGCTTTCCTTCGCGCAGTTCGAAAGGGAAGTGACCGGAGAGCGGATCCGAGACAAAATCGCGGCGTCGAAGCGGAAAGGTATGTGGATGGGAGGCACGGTTTCTTTGGGATATGAAGTGAAGGAACGAAAACTGATCGTCAACGGAGAGGAAGCGACGCTCGTTAATCGCCTCTTCCGTCTTTACTTGGAATTGGGATGCGTCCGAAAGTTGAAGGCGCGTCTCGATGCGGAAGGAATCACGACCAAGCTGAGAACGAGTGGAGTAGGCAATCAATCGGGAGGCACTCCCTATGCGCGAGGTGCGCTGTACAAGATCCTACAAAACAGGATTTACCTAGGGGAAATTCACCACCGAAAAGAGTATTACATCGGCGAGCACGAGGCCATCGTACCGCGCGAGCTGTGGGATCAAGTCCAGGAGAAGCTCAGAACGAACAGGCAAGGACAGAGGGATGGCCTCCGGACGGAATCCCCCAGCCTGCTCGGTGAGCTCTTACAGGATGCCGATGGCAAACGATTCACTCCCTCCCACACACTCAAGAATGGCAGGCGGTATCGATACTACGTTTGCGACTCAAAGATTGGAGACCAGGGAGGGAAGCACAAAGCGGTTCGATTGCCAGCCCACGACGTTGAAAGACAGGTCATCCTCAGATTGCAGTCGTTCTTGCGATCGAATCAGGCGGTTATGGACGATTGCAGCTTGCCCGGTGAATCGCCGGCACTGACCCAACGGCTGATCGCAGCCGCCGTGAAGAATTCGAAGGAAATTGACAAAGATTTTCTGACAAGAGTTGTGGGGCGGGTAGTTGTTCATGACGATCGGCTGGACATAGACGTGAGCAAGAAAAAACTTCGCGCCGTACTGGTAGGCGATCGACCCGAATCCATAAACGTCGCCGACGAAACGCACCACTCTCTTGGCGATCCGATCCGTCTTGAGGTGAGGGCTCAGCTAAGACGGCATGGTGGCGAGATGCGTCTAGTGGTTCCTGCGGACTCCGATGGCCAAGTAACACCGCCTCCGGTTTCATCGCTGTTGAAGGCTGTCGCCCGTGGACGTCAATGGCACGAATGGATCGTGAACGGAGAAGTTTCGAGTCAGAGATCGATCGCGACGCGGCTTGGCCTCAACGAGAGGTATGTTGGCCGAGTCCTGCAGTGTGCCTTCCTGGCTCCAGATATTGTCAAAGCGATCCTCGATGGACGCCAGCCGTCGGATCTGACCTTTCAAAAGCTCACGTGCAAGCTTCCCCTTGGCTGGGTCGAGCAGCGCCAGCGGCTCGGCTTTTCGGTACTGCTTCAGAGACGACAATCAGAAGGAAATTAAGTTCCCTGTTCCATCGATAAAAAGCGAATTAATTCGCTGATACCGTGGAAAAATTCCCTGTTATATTTCCGCGCTCTTTCCGAACAAGCCCCGTTGAATCAGGCCGGTACCCGATCTCTGGTCGCAATTTCGATCGAGAATTCACGAAATTCCCTGTATTTTTCCCTGTTAGCAGGGAATTCAGCGGAGAATAGTTTCGCCAGACTGCCTCCTCCGCCACACAGTCTGAAGTGCAGAGAAATCCGCCTGGATTTCTCTGGAAATTGCAGGAAATGGGCGCAATTTCG